TGTTACAGATGGACGCGCGGCAGAACCGCCCTTTAGTCGCGCGTGTTTTTCCACAACTTTTATTGGTGTAGTAAATGAGAGGACGACGTAAACCAACGGCCCTGAAGATTCACGACGGCGACTTTATCAAGAATCCGCAACGGCAAAACCGTAATGAGCCAATGCCAGAGGTCGCCATACCTAAAATTCCATCAACACTAGGGGCAATTGGGAAAACCCAGTGGAAACGTATTTGTGCCGAGATGACTGAACTGGGTGTGATTTCCCGTATTGAGCGAGCTGCGATTGAACGGTATTGCTTGGCGTATCAGCGAGAACGTGAGTGTGAGTTGATAGTGAAAAAAGAAGGCCGATTTTTCACAACGCTCAAGGGAGAAAAAAAGGAACATCCCGCGAGTCGAGCCGGGCGTGATTACTCAATGCAGTGCATTAAAATGCTGATCGAATTTGGAATGACTCCATGTGCCCGAAATAAACTCAATGTCAAAAAACCGGAAAACAAAAACACAGACGAACAGCTATTCTTCGGTAACACAGGAACCGACGGATAAATTTTGGTTTGATACCACTGAAGCTGATAGGGTGGTCGCTTTTTTCGAACGAGTGTTGACACACCCAAAAGGTGGATCCGGAAAGCCTAAGCCGTTCATTCTGGAGCCGTGGCAGCGTGAGTATGTTCGCGATTTGATGGGATGGAAACAGACGGGAACGAACCTGCGAAAGTACCGTCAAACGTATTTGGAGATTCCACGCAAGAACGGGAAAACAACATTGGCCGCCGGCGTGCTTCTCTACATGTTACTTGTGGATAGAGAAAATGGGAAAGAGGTGTATTCAGCAGCGACTACCAGAGATCAGGCGGGATTGGTTTATGAAATTGCAGCCGGCATGGTTCAGAATTCTCCGATGCTCCGATCACGGTGCGAATGTATAAAAAGTAAAAAACGAATCGTCGCAGCGGATGGATACTTTCAGAGTTGCTCAGCAGAGGCTGGAGCAATTCACGGAACTAGTCCGCATTGTGTTATCTTTGATGAGTTGCATTTGCAGCGTGATCGGGAGATGTGGGAGGCGTTTCACACTGGTTTCGGTGCTCGGTCGCAGCCGATGTTTATGGCGATCACGACGGCAGGGCATGATAAAAGCTCAGTCTGTTGGGAACAGCATGAATATGCCCGTAACCTGATTGATGGCAACATCACCGATGAAACGTTTTTGCCTCGTATTTTTTCTGTGGGCAGCGATGCAGACTGGACCGATGAAAAGGTGTGGGAAACTGCTAATCCATGTTTAGACGTGTCATTAAAACGGGATTATCTCAGGGCTGAATGTAAGCAAGCGCAAGAAATACCGGGGTTAGAGAACTCATTTCGTCGCCTGCACCTGAACCAGTGGACGGAACAGGAAAGCAGACTTATTCCGATGATGCAATGGGACAAGTGTGAAGCGGACATTCTGCTACATGATTTTGATGGGCAGGCGTGTTTTGGTGGTTTAGATTTATCATCAACTCGAGACGTGACGGCATTCGTGTTGTTATTCCCAACAGCGAGCGGCGTTAATGTGTTTCCGTGGTTCTGGATCCCAGAAGAAAACATTAGCAGAAGGGCAGCACAGGACCAGCGTGTTATCCGGTCATTCGCAGAGGCAGGATTTGTTGAGGTTACTGAAGGAAACGAAGTGGACGTGATGCACGTTGCGAAACGCATCACTGAAATTTGTGCTCCGTTTGATCTCAGACGAATCGGTTTTGATCCGTGGAACGCTGCCGGCCCAACACAGCGAATGAAGGAATTAGGTTTACCTGAAGACGTGCTGGTAAAAATGCCGCAGGGAACGGCGACATACAACGAAGCCATAAAGCAATTGTTGTCAATGCTCGGGTCTGGGCGTTTCAAACACGACGGCAATAAAGTACTTCGGTGGATGGCGTCGAATGCTGCGGGAATGGGAGACAGTAACGGCAATTTAAAGTTTCATAAAGGCAAGTCAGGAGACAAGATAGACGGCATGACGGCGCTGGGCATGGCTCTTGCGTTGTACATCTCCGAAAATCCAGAGGGCTCCGCATACAAAACATCTGGTTCTGGTGTAATTCTATTCTGAGGTGATTATGGAATACGGTGTAACTCAATTCGTTGTGAACGCGATGCCGGTGAACCGCAGCGACGATCATCTTTGGAGCCCTATGCCGATGAGTGGCGGCGGAAAATCATCCGCCGGCGTAAAAGTTAATCAGCGGTCGGTTCTAGGATACCCTCCGCTGTGGCGAGCGATCAATTTGATAAGCTCGAGCGTGGCCGGGCTGCCGTGCGACGTATTCAGGCGGCAGCGTGATGGCGGGAAAAAAGTGGATATGCGTCATCCGATGCAATATCTGCTGGAGAAAAAGGCAAATCGATGGGTGCATGCCTACACGTTTCGACGTGCAATGACTGCCGTGGCTGCATTGCATGGAAACTCGTTCGCTGCAATTGATCGCGTTAACGGTCGACCAGTCGGGTTTATTCCATGGGACGCACAAAACACTATGGTAAAGACCGACAACGGCAGGTTGTGGTATGTGACTTACGTTAACGGGCAACCAATTCGTGTTCCAGCTGAAGACATGCTTCATATTAGAGGTTTCGGCGGTGATGGCGTGATGGGTTGGCCAATGCTGGAACTGATGAAAGATGCACTCGGTGTCGGGATGGCGGCACAGCAGTTCGGAGGCAGGTTTTTCGCTCAGGGAAGCAATATGAGCGGGCTGTTGATGGTGCCTGGATCATTTAATGAGGAAAAAATTCGTAATACACTGCAAGCATGGAATAGCATGCAGCAAGGGTTAACCAATTCTCACAAGGTGGCATTACTTCAGGATGGTGTAAAGTTTCAGCAATTGACGATTCCGAACGATGCTGCACAGTTTTTACAGACTCGCGAGCATGAAATCAGGGCTACCGTCAGCAATATCACCGGCGTGCCTCCGCACATGCTAGGCGACAGCACGCGAACCAGTCACAACAGTCTGGAGTCAGAAGGGCAAAGTTATTTGGACTACACGCTTCAGCCGTGGCTGCAGACGTGGGAAGCCGAACTGGAGGATAAGGGGCTCAGCGAGAAAGAGAAAATAAACGACTCGCATGTGATAGAGTTCAATCGCGAAGCACTTGTACAAATGACCTTCGAAAGCAAGGTCAACGGCATTTATCGGCAGATTGAATCTGGCGTGATGACGGCCAACGAGGGACGGGCACGGTTGAACATGCCTTCGATCGGGCCAGAGGGCGATAAATTCTATCACCCGGCGAACTGGGTTGTAGCCGGTGAGGAACCAGTAACACAGGGAGCCGCGCCAATGAAGGAAACCCCGACCGAGCCGGATCAGGCAACTAATTTGCTGCGGGCGATGGTCACGACCAGCGTCACTGATGCAGTCAAAATCGAACGGGATCGCATTATCCAGCGTGCCGGGATGCAGCCGACAAATTTCCTAACAGCTGTCGATGAATTTTATTCAACCTGGACGGACAACACGGCAAGAGCCTTGACCGATTCAGATGCACGTCTGGCGATTATCGCACATGCTGAGCAGTCAAAGCGGATTCTTAGCGACGTTCATAGCGTCAGCACGACAGCCAGCCTGAAATCGAATGTTGCGGACGTCGTTGCCTCGTGGGAAAATAGGGCTGATACACTGGTTGAAAACCTCATGAAAGTGGTGCAAAAATGAAACAAAAAATCACGCTTTCTCTGCCAAAACACATTGAAAATGCAGTGAAAGATGAGAATTTTCGTGTGTTCTACAACGATTCCGCAGAAGAATTAGAAATATTCCTGTACGGCGTTGTGGGCGATGAGTTCACGGAGTCGGATGCCGGATCGATTAACAAGATTCTGAGTCGCGATAAAAAACGACCAGCAACGCTACGGATCAATTCATTTGGTGGTCTGGCATACGATGGGCTCGCAATTCATAATGCAATTGCAGACCATCAAGGGCCAACCACGGCGATAATCGAGAGTGTTGCAGCATCAGCTGCCAGTTTAGCGGCTATTGGTGCTGATCGAGTCAAGATGTACGCTAACGCAACCTATCAGATTCATCAGGGAATCGGATTCGCTTACGGTCACATTGCGGAAATAAAAGAAACGCTCGATTGGCTCGAGATGTTTAACGCCGCTGCTGTCACAACCTACGCCGTTAAAACCGGAAAGTCAGAGGACGTGATTGCTGCCGCACTACTCGGTGTCAATGGGGACGGCACAAAATACAACGCTCAGCAGGCATTGGAATTTGGCTTTGTTGACGAGATCGTGACGGCTGGTGCCGGCAAAAAAACGAAATCCAGCAACGATACAAAGTTGCTGCAGTCTATGCTGAATTACCGAATAGCAAATTCAGTGTTGACAAAACAAAGGTAAATCATCTAACGTAACCACATCAACCGCGAAACCTCAAGTGAGTTAGACGCGGCAACTGCGATCTGTGCTCTAAGTAGGGCGTCAGTCGTTTGCGTTTTTCGAATCATCGAAACAACGCCAGCGGCTGACGCCTTTTGCGTTGGTCCTGGCAATAAGGGGACCAACCATGACACTAAAGGAAATGCAGGCAAAGCGTCAGGCTTTGCTGGATGACGCTCAGAAAATCATTGACGCTGCAGGCGATCAGATGATGAGCGATGAGGACGCAGGCAAGGTTAAGGCAGCAATGGCTGAAGCCGACACTCTCACCGCGTCGATTGACGATATGGTGAAGAAAGCCAATGAGCAGACCGAGCTGAAAAACCAACTGTCTGCAGCACGCAACAAACCCGATAACACCGTCGTGCGCGGGCTGTTCAACCAGTTCGGCGGAACAATGGCACCGGCTCAGCCGCATGTCGGCAATGGGCCTAACCAGTTGCCACGCAACGTCAAGCGGGCACATGTCAAGAACTTCAAAGGTGAAGTTGACGGCATGGAAGCACAGACCCGAGCCTATCGGTTCGGTATGTGGGCAATGGCTTTGATTTCTGCTCAGTCCGGCGGACGTTTTCATAATCAACAGGCAGTGAACTACTGTCTGGAAAATGGGTTGATTCTCAATGCCGCCCACGGTGAAGGTGGAGCCGATACAACCGGCTCGCATATTTTCGTGCCGGACGAATTCGGAACAGACCTGATCCTGCTGCGTGAGCAGTACGGAGTAGGTCGACGCCTGCTAAATGTCGTGCCGATGTCATCTGATACGAAGACTGAACCCCGGCAGTTGTCGGGGCTGACTGCGTATTTCGTCGGCGAAAACTCTGCTGGCACAGAGTCGACCATGTCGTTTGATGACGTCACTCTGGTGGCTCGCAAACTAATGGTACTGGCTCGCCTGTCAAATGAACTGAACGCAGACGCTGCAATCAGTTTTGGTGATAAGCTAGTCGGGGAAATTGCCTACGCATTCGCCAATAAAGAGGACGATTGCATTTTCAACGGCACAGGGACCAGCACTTACGGACATATCACCGGGATCAGAACTCGTCTGGACGAACTGACCGCCGGCACAGCCCCAGGGCTGGTGTTGGGTGCTGGTAATGCTTGGTCAGAACTGACACTGGCAAACTTTCAAAGCGTCGTCGGTGCATGTCCTCAGTATGCCGATCGTCCGGGAACTGGTTGGGTATGTCACAAGACATTCGCCCACACTGTTCTCCAGCGTCTGGCTTTGGCCGCCGGCGGAACGACTGCCACGGAAATCATCAACGGTACTCCTACCATGATATTCCTCGGTTATCCGGTCACCATCAGTCAGGTGTTTCCGTCAACGGAAGCCAACAGTCAAATTCCGATTATCTTCGGCAATCTGGCACTGGGTGCAATGTTCGGTAATCGTGGACAGGAAACCATTGCATTCAGCACCGAAGCCACTGTTGGTGGTGAATCGATGTGGGAGCGTGATCAGATCGGGGTTCGTGGGACTGAGCGTTTCGACGCTATTTGCCACGATTACGGCAGCAACTCTGCGGCAGGTCCGATTGTTGGTCTGGAAACAGCTGGATCCTGATAGGGTGAAGGCAGCATGACTGCGGAGGGCTCGCCGTGAGTCCTCCGCCTTTTGAAAAAATCTCCAAAGGAGAAAACATATGATTCAGGAACGATTGGTTAACGATTCGACTCTGATTGCTCCGAAAGCACAGACGAATTCCGCGACAACAACAGCAAACCTTGACACACAAGGCGCATCTTATGCGACGATTCGTGTGGCGTTTGCCAGCGAACTGAATACGAATGCTGTGGGACCAACATTGGTGCTGTCACAATCAGATGACACTGTTGTGACTAATTTCGCGACGATCGACACGCAGACGGGCCTGGACCTTACTGCGGCACGTGAGGTGCATTACGGTATCGATCTGCGTGGGAAAAAACGTTATTTGAGGCTGGCTGTATCAACAGCAACAGCCACGAATGACAACATCACATTTGCAGCAATCGCCACACTGAGTGCTTTGGAGAATTCCCCGAACGGCACGACCAGTGTTGCTGATACGGTGGTATTCGCCTGATGTCATTCAGTGGTTCAATCAATTACGAGTCGCTTGTCCCCTGGCTGACAGGGAAAGCACTCAACGTCTACACGCAATTCGGTGAGGATGGGTTGATTGCGGCCACGTTGCAAAAGATAGGAGAAACCAACCGTCACTGCTTCGAAATCGGGGCAGCTGACGGGCGGTTTTTGTCAAATACGTTGCGACTGCGAGAACAGGGGTGGTTCGCTGTGCTCATCGAGGCAAACCAAACGCAGTACGACCAGTTACAAGCCGATTTTGGCGATAAGTCAACCTGTATTCACGCGGAGTGCAATGACCTTGACACGCTGCTGCATACAACGGGCATCGACAAAAATCCGGACCTCGGAATTATCGATATCGATGGGCAGGATTACTGGCTCTGGCACGACATGGTTGAGATTCGTCCGAGAATCATGCTGGTTGAAATCAGCACACAAGGACGTTCAATGCCAATTCCAGCTCGAGGCGAACCGTATCCAGCACAGGCCGGAATGAAACAAATAAAAGGGTTGGGTGAGTCTAAGGGATACACACTAGTTGCAACCACCCATTGCAACGCATTGTTCGTTGAAAATACATGTCTGTAAAACTGAATATCGGTGCTGGCTCAACTGTGATTCCGGGATTTACGGCAATCGACCGTAAACTAGGGTCAGAGGCCTTTCCTCTGAAGTACGCGGACAATTCAGTTGATGAGATTCGAGCCAGCCATATTCTAGAACACTTCACCTTCACTGATGCTCAGGCGGCTTTGAAGGAATGGACGCGAGTTTTAAAACCCGGCGGAAAAATCAGGCTTGCTGTGCCGGATCTCGACGCAAAAGACAAGGCGGATCCAGACGAATGGCCGTTTATTGTTATGGGTGGTCAGACCGGTCCTGATGATTTTCATCGCAGTGCATGGGATGAGACGCGGCTGCGGGCTCACATGGAGCACTTCGGACTAACAAATATCCGCAGATGGGAATCGCCGAACACGGACACAGCGGCACATCCCTGCTCACTGAATCTGGAGGGGGTCAAAGCAGGCCCGGTAGAACAGCAAAAAAAACAAGCGTTGACCGTAAAAGTCGGCGCGTACCTGACGTTACCACGTTACGAGGCAGTGGCAGCCAGAACAATCATTCAGGAGGCATTAAAGCCACACAAAATAGACCTCACGACTACGCAGGGCGTGTTCTGGGGTCAATGTATGCAGCGAATGTTTCAGGATGCGGTCGATAAAAATATCGACTGGATTCTGTCACTCGATTCTGACAGCCTGTTTACGTCAAAGCATGTCAGCCAGTTATTTGAGCTGATGGCCGCTAATCCACAGATTGACGCAATGGCAGCGTTGCAGTGTCGACGCGGTGGAAAGTATCCACTGTTGACGACGGGGACCGGAATTCAGGACGAGCACGTGCAGATTGATGGCAGGCCGATCAGGGTGACAACAGCCCATTTCGGGCTGACGCTGATTCGCGTGGCATCACTTAAACAGGTGTCGAAGCCATGGTTCAAGGCGGAAACGGATTCAGAAGGCAACTGGAGCGATGACCGTCTGGACGATGACATTTGGTTCTGGCATCAGTGGCGGGGTGCTGGCAAAAACATCTACGTTGTTCCGTCGGTTTCAATTGGTCATTTGGAGGAAACTGTTGCGATGTTTGATGCAGAGATGCAGGCGAAACATATTTACGTTCACGAATGGCGAAAGGAAAACGGGCTGTGATTGTATTGCTCAAACCGTGGAACGGGCTGCCGGTGGGCTACGTAAACACGGTGATTGGACGAGGTCCGGCGGAGGAATTGGTGCGGCGTGGTATTGCTCGATGGTCGCAGGATTTTGAGAACGAGGACACCAAACAATGTATCCAAGCCCAACATTCAAAACGACCTCGGCACCGGCAATTGAACCAATCACGATTGACGAACTGAAAACACGTCTGCGAATCACGTCTTGTCACTTCGATTCCGAGCTACAGGATCTGCTGAAAGCAGCCAGAACGACCGTAGAGAACGAGAGTAATCGAAGACTGATCACACAAACGCTGGAAATGCACATTGAAGATTTCCCGCGTGATGATGAAATTGAAATGCGGATGGCTCCGATTCAATCAATCACGCATGTGAAGTACTACGATCAGGATGACGTTTTGCAGACTCTGAATTCCTCAACGTATTACACAGACCTGACAAGCGTTCCTCCTCGGCTGGAACTAAAAAATAACCAGACGTGGCCGCTGACTAGTTTGGAAAAACCAAACAAGGTTGTGATCACTATGGTTGTTGGATATGGAGCCACTGCCGCCAGTATTCCGCCGGCTGCACGGCTCGCGATTGTGGAGTATTGCAGAGCACATCGTGAGGGGTGTGATGGGTCAATGTCTCGTTACAAAGCATTGTTGTCTGAAATTCAGTGGACTGCATTTCACAAGGTCGACGCATGAAATGCGAACACACACCGCGCGACAAGTTTGTACGAATCGAAAAGCTAACCGGGCAAACTGCAGACGCACACGGTCAGGTGGAACAGACAACCAATTCCAACTGGGGGAAGCATTGCTCAGCCTGGTGCTCGGTGATGTCGAAGGGTGGACGTGAGTTCTGGAGGGTGCAGCAGGTAAACGCAGACGTCAGCCATGTGTGGAAAACAGAGTGGTCACCGGAGGCCGCTGAGATAGTCCCGGCTATGAGGTTGATTCATGAAAACCAGACGTACGAGATCCTTAGTGCAATAGACATCGATTTAGCACATCGGGAAGTTGAGATTCAAACAAAACGAGCAGTGTGAACGACCATGATCAGTGTGTCAGGTGAAAAACAACTGCTGAAACAAATGGAAAAGCTGTCAAAGGCAGCCAAAAATAAGGTCGGGAAAAAGGCAATTACGGCTGGAGTCAAACTGATGG